GGGGCGATATTTACAAGTGTGAGGCCGGACTATGAGCACACGCGAAATATGGCTAAACGCTTGGGCTGATCGAGTCGCTTATTGCACAAAGTGTTCAGGCGATTATCCTGACGATCAAGCCCTGTTCATTGACGGAGTAGAGCATTGCCCACTTTGTAAGAGTGATGACGGCAAGCGTTACTACTACTGTGAGGAACACGGAAGCCCTGACGATAGTTGCGACCGATGACAATTATTGAACTATGCCAAGAGTTTGACTGCGATTACCGCATCATTCACGAAGTCAATACTGACGGCTATATGGTCAATGGCGTTGTAGTTAAATCCCCGGCTAATGACTTGATGTTTAACCACAATCTATATCTACACCTAAAAGCTACGGGAGAAAAAAATGAATAGTTTGCAATTCTTGGCATTGCTTCAAAGCGCAATATGTGATGTTTTATCCGCACTCTTTTACATTTTAGGCGGGATGCTATGACTGAGGATGAGATGCGCCAAATACGCGCTGAATACAAAATTGAAAAAGGCAAAGCAGTCAATGTGATCGAACTTGCCAAGAGGTACGGCGTGTCGCAACTAACTATTCGAGAGATTGCTAAAGGTAAAAAGAATGGCTAATTACGAGTTTGAGTGTGAGCTAGATGGCATTTATACCATTGAGTTTCCCATAGGTACTGCCCCTGAGAACGCCCCTTGCGCCGTATGCGGGGATTCTATGAAGCGTGTCTTTTCGACCTTTCGCCCGATCTTTAGAGGAGATGGGTGGGGTGGCGGCAGTTCAAATGTCTAAATTTTGCGCTATCGGCCTATCACGATGAGCGACACATCGCTGAACCCCTGCCGTTATCAGGGGTTTGGCACTAAACTAGGACTGTCCACATCTTCTGAAAGGAAACGAAAATGGATACATTCAAGACATACACCTGCGAAGTTTCAATGAACCGGGGTAAGGCTGCCCGATAAAGGTTTGGCGCAAAATCCTTGTAATAGCCCTAGTGGTTGGATTTTGTCAGACAGTAAATGCTCAAGCCGCATTTGCTCCTAAAATGTTTGCTCAGCACCCAAGGATTTACGCAAAGCTACAGGTGCAAAGCAAGCAAGAGTTTGTCTGCTTAGATAAGTTGCTCACTCAGGAATCTCATTGGAATCCTAGAGCGCGCAATAAATCATCAGGAGCGTATGGCATCTTTCAATTTTTGCCTACAACTTGGGGGAATTATAAAGTTCACAAAACCTCAAATGCAATTAAGCAGATTAACTACGGCTTGCATTATATTTCTGTTCGCTACGGCTCTATGTGCCGGGCTTGGACTCACGAGCAGAAATTTGGCTGGTATTGAAACAAGAGATAGTTCGATTAGTAGAGGAAAGGGCTGGTCATTACTGCGAAACCTGCGGTCAGCCAGCCCTTGAATCTATGGCGTTGCACCACAGGAAACTCAAGTCGCGTGGAGGCAAAGACTCGGTATCAAATCTCATCCGAGTTCACCATTCTTGTCACAATTTAGGAAATCATAGTATTCACGGCAATCCCTCTTTAGCCACAGAGCGCGGGTGGATGGTCAGTAGTTGGGATGAACCCGAAAACGCCAAAATGCTCAGACCCGATGGCTGTTGGGTGCTACTTGGAAATGACGGCAGCGTAGAGATCGTGTAATGTAATCTTTCCAAGACGAAAGGCAAAATTATGCAACTTAATCAAATTATTATCGAAGGCAATCTAGGGGCTGACCCTGAAATGAAGATGTTTAAGGAAGAAACACTTGCAACATTCTCTCTAGCTCATACTCCACGCACCAAAGTTAATGGTCAATATGAAGATGGGGATACAACTTGGTTTCGCGTAACCTTTTGGAATAGCAAGTCTGATGCCGTACTAGAGAACCTTAAGAAAGGTGATCGCGTTATGGTCATTGGTAAATTGACTCAATCTACTTACACCAACAAATCCGGGGAAGTTAAGACCTCACTTGAGATCGCTGGCACTAACTTCTATATGACCGCTAAAACACCTGCTCGCCAAGCACCTATGGTTCACGCCAATCAGCAAGATTTTATGACTGATCTACCTAATATGACTAGGGAGTTTCCAAATTGGTAGAAGAACTATGGGATACCGCTAAGGTCATTGAGCACCTTGGTATCAACATCAACAATTTGCGCCAACTTCAATATCGCCGAACAATCGCGTGGGTAAAGAAGGAGGGCAAGAGAGTCTTTTATTCCGCAGATGATGTTAAGGCTTATAGAAAAGTCAGGGAGTCACGCAAAGCAGTAAAATGAATCCTATGATTATTGAGCGAGATGTAATAACGATTGCCGATATAGATGAAGCAATCGCGCATCTTGCTGTAATGCTCAAGGATCGGTATGGCAACAGGCTGACTCATCAACGCAAAGCGTTCTTAATGAGTGAAATGGACAGTCTGCTCGATGCTCGATTGGAGGCACTAGATGGAATTGCAAATGGTGGCGATAGAGAGTCTAACTCTTGACCCAAATAATGCACGAAAGCACTCAAAGCGTAATCTTGATGCGATCAAAGAAAGCCTAAGTAAGTTTGGTCAGCGCAAGCCAATAGTCGTACATAACGGCGTAGTGATTGCCGGCAATGGAACGCTAGAAGCCGCTAAAACTCTTGGCTGGAAAGAAATTGGTGTAAGCGTGTGTCCTGATGATTGGGATAGCGATACCGCCAAGGCTTATGCGCTCGCAGACAATCGTTCATCTGAGCTTGCTGAGTGGGATGAAAAGATACTTTCTACGCAACTGCTTGATCTTGACGATATGGGTTGGAACATAGAGGCGTTGGGATTTGAGCCTTTGCCGTTGCGTGATCTTGATGAGGGCGCAGAAGATGAGATTCCTGAGCCACCTGTTGAGCCTGTAAGTAAGTTAGGACAGATTTATCAGTTAGGCAGACACCGCGTTATGTGCGGCGATAGTACGGATAAGGCAAGCGTTGAACGCCTGATGGATGGGGCTAAAGTTGAATTAGTGTTGACCGACCCACCATATCGTTATAAACCAATGGGTTCGGGTGGGGTTTTTGATGCTGGATATGCCAAATTAAAAGATGATTTGGTTGGATTAGTTAATTTTAATCCAAAACCATTTTTAGAACTTTTACCCAAAGTATTTAATCAAGGGATAAATGCTTACATTTTTTGTAACACAGATTTAATTCCTGATTATTGCAACTGGGCAAAAGCAAATAAATATAATTTTAATGTTTTAACTTGGCATAAAACTTCATTTATACCAGCATCTAATAATCATCATTTCCCCGATACTGAATATTTAATTTACATAAGCAAACAGGCTATCTTTAATACCGGATTGAATGTAAATTATGGCAAATATTTTGTGCTGAATAATGAAAAACACGCAGATCACCCAACTATTAAACCTCTTGAAATCCTTACAACTGAAATTAAAATCTCAAGCAATCTTAATGGAATAGTTTTAGACCTTTTTGGCGGTTCAGGCACAACCTTAATAGCGGCAGAACAAACCAACCGCACCGCTTACTTAATGGAACTAGACCCTAAGTATGTTGATGTCATTATTCAGCGTTGGGAAAACCTTACGGGGCTTAAAGCCGAACTGATACCGTAATCCGACTATGAGTGAAAATCCTCCGAATGTCATCAAACTTGACCATAAGACCTTTGAGCGTGAGTTAAAAGTATGGCAATATCGCGTAGCAGGGGCAACCTTTGACCAAATCGCTGAAAAATTGGGATACGCCGATGAGTCGGGAGCTAGAGCCGCTTTTAAGCGTTATGTCAATCGAACTAAAGATGAAGTTCTCAATAGTGAGATGCGGGATATACATAAGCAAAGGCTTGATGTAGCACTTTTGGCTATCTGGCCCGCAGTAGAGCGCGGTGATCTAGATGCGATTAAGGTTATGCTCAGTATTCTCAAGCGCGAATCTGAACTTCTAGGATTAGATATACAAGTCAAGACCGAGGTGGAGGTGACTACATACGATGGAATCTACCTACGAGAAAGCACAGAAAGGCTTATCGAGCAATTACAAGAGATTGAGGAAGCGGAGATTGTCTTGGGCAAAGGAATTAGCGCGCCCGGAGCAATTACCGAAACGGACTGAAGATTGGTCTATCTATCTTTATTTAGCCGGGCGAGGTGCTGGCAAGACTAGAACTGCTGCTGAATGGTTAGCGTGGGAAGCGACTACTCAAAATAACACGCGTTGGGCTATTGTCGCGCCTACCTTCGGCGATGTGAGAGATGTCTGCGCTGAAGGCGAGTCAGGCATTATTAACATTTTGCGAGCCTATGGCTCACTACAGTATTACAACCGATCACAAGGTTCGATCACTCTTAAAAATGGCTCACACATTAAACTTTTTTCAGCCGATGAACCTGACCGCTTGCGTGGCCCACAACATCACGGAGCGTGGTGCGATGAGCTAGCAGCGTGGAGATACCCTGACACTTGGGATCAACTTCAGTTTGGTTTGCGCCTTGGAGATCATCCTCGAACCGTTGTCACTACAACCCCGCGACCTGTTCACCTTATTAGAAGCCTTGTAGCGCGTACCGATGGCACGGTTAAAGTAGTCAGAGGCTCGACATTTGATAATGCTGCCAATCTAGCCCCGCAAGCCTTGTTAGAACTTCAAGCGCGTTATGCAGGTACTCGTATGGGTCGGCAAGAGCTATTTGGCGAATTACTTACTGAGTCAGACTCAGCCCTTTGGACTCGCGCTCTTATTGAAGAAGCCCGAATCAAACTTGAGGATGCACCGCCTTACTATCGTGTAGTTGTAGCGATTGACCCTGCCGTAACAAGTAGTGAGTCAAGCGATGAAACAGGCATAGTCGTTGCAGGTGCTACCCCTGATGGGCATTACTACATTCTTGAAGATGCTACTATGCGCGGAACTCCCGAAGCGTGGGCGCGTAAAGCCGTTGAGATGTATCGCAAGCACAAGTGCGACAGGATTATCGGTGAGGCTAACAATGGCGGGGATATGATCGAAGCCTTGTTGCGCCAAGTAGATGCAACTATTCCTTATCGCAAAGTTCACGCATCACGCGGTAAGAAAGTCAGAGCCGAACCTATATCTGCACTTAGCGAACAATTACGACTTCACATGGTTGGTAGCAACTTCACTCAACTTGAAGATCAGTTAGTTACTTGGGAACCCGATAGCGATTCATCTCCCGATCGTATGGATGCAATGGTGTGGGCTGTTACTGATTTGATGAGTAACTCAGGTGCATTGCGCTCGCTTGCTGCAATGGCAGATTTCTGTCCATCGTGTAGGTTACCTCTTGTCAGAGGCACTAAAGTTTGCCCTCGTTGTAAGGCGGTTATGAATGAAACTAATTAACTCCGATTGCATTGCGGCAATGAAAGAAATGCCTGATAACTCTGTGGATTCTGTTGTGACAGACCCGCCCTATGAGCTTGGCTTTATGGGCAAATCGTGGGACTCATCAGGTATCGCGTTCAATGTTGAGGTATGGCAAGAAGCCTTGCGCGTACTCAAACCGGGTGGACATCTCATTGCCTTCTCAGGCTCTCGCACTTATCACCGAATGGCAGTTGCGATTGAAGATGCTGGCTTTGAAATACGCGATCAGATTATGTGGATTTATGGTTCAGGGTTTCCAAAATCGCACAACATTGCTAAGGCAATAGATAAGGTTTCAGGTTTTAAGGGTGAAGTTATTGGAACCGAAGAAGTGGACATTGGAATACAAAGCGGTTCAATGCACGCTGGGCGACAAACTAATTTCATTGAGCGCGAAGTGCGAGCCTTATCCCTTGAAGCAAAACAATGGGATGGATGGGGTACTGCTCTCAAACCTGCTCACGAACCAATGGTGCTTGCTCGCAAGCCTTTAGTCGGAACTGTTGCTGACAATGTGCTGACTTATGGCACAGGCGGCTTGAACATTGACGGGTCGCGGGTTGGAAGTGGGAGCGGTGAAACTAAAATTGTTCAATATCCTGATATTCGAGGAAACAATTACAACAATGCAAGCGGTTCAGTTGAATACACAGTTACAGATCAAGGTCGCTTTCCTGCCAATGTCATTCACGATGGCTCGGATGAAGTTGTGGAGCTGTTTCCTGATACGAAGTCACAAAAAAGCAATCGCGGAAATGTAAATTTAGGTTCATTCGGTGGTTATGCAGATTCAGGCAATGGCGTTGTTGATGGTACTGACACGGTTCGCGGATTCAACGATTCAGGCAGCGCAGCTCGATTCTTCTATTGCGCCAAAGCTGGTAAGCGCGACAGAAATGAGGGGCTTGATGGGTTTGAGGCAAAGTCTTGGAAAGATCAAGGTTTTAGAGATAACGAAACAACTCATTTATCTCCTAGGGCTGGCGCAGGTAGAACTTCATCTTCTGCCAACCACCATCCAACAGTAAAACCAACCGATCTTATGCGCTATCTCTGCAAACTCATCACGCCACCCAACGGCATAGTGCTTGACCCATTTATGGGAAGTGGCTCAACAGGCAAGGCAGCAGTAATTGAAGGCTTTGACTTTATTGGCATTGAACAATCAGAGGAATACATAAAGATTGCGGAGGCTCGAATTGAATACGCAAGAGGACAATCTGAACAACAAC